TCATTTCCAATGATCTTTGGTGCATGAGATTTATATCTAATGCTATATCCTTTCTCTGAAACAGTTGCTATATAACTTGTATAAGGTCCTACAGGTAAATTTATTATTGGTAAATTACTTTTTCTATTAACTGTTGACTGTATTAAAGCAAGATGAGACAGACCAAATAATATTCCTAAAGAACCTACAAGTATTTTTTTCGATCTAGATGGTCTCTGACTGTACATTTTTCATATTATATATTTTTATTCTACTGTTATCTTTTTAAACTAGCTAGTCTAAACTCCTAATTCAAAAGCTGTAATTGTTGAAATTCCACCAGCACCAGTACCACTTCCTCTTCTATTTAAATATAAAGTTGCACCATTATCATTTGCAGACCATTGACATTTATATGTTGTAGCTGAAGTTGTTGCAGGACTATCAACAAATATTTTTGAACAACCAAAGAAATAAGCATTAGCTCCACTTGCAGCTCTGTGCATACCGCCTGTTCCTGTTAAGTCGGCATCAGTAGATTCTGTTGCAACTGCAATGGCTGTAGAACCTCTTAAAAGTCTCCAAACTAAATGATAATCTGCCATGTTACTGCCTCCAAGAGCTAAATCAGGAATAATTAAAATTTTACTTGAACTAGATTGAGGTGTAATTGTAACTGACATTCCAGAAATATCATTCCATGTAGAAGCTGAACCTTGACTTGTAACGTCAGTCTTAACAACTTGAACAGTTTGTATGATACCTCCAGCAGTAGCACCACCTGGTAACCCACCAACAGGAACAATTGAATTAACTTTAAGTTGACTCATAATTAACTAGGCTCCGTTGGGAAAGTAACAGATGTCATATCTAATTCTCCATCACTATTTACTTTAGGTGATGCAGACGCAGGCATATCTCTAAGTGCTTGCCTATAAGTTTTCCAACTATCTGAAAGTGTTAAATCAGAATTAGCTCTCCAATCACAAGCAGAAAGTNTTAANTCTCTTTCTTCTCTNAANAGTCTCATTGCTTCTGAACTATTGAGCCTTGTTAATTCTGTATTTAATTCTGATTCAGTAGGGCAAGTATCAGAATCTCTATATGTAATACCTCCATAACCTCCCACTTCAGGATCATATGAATAATTACCATTTGGTTTTAAGCTTATTAATGCTGAAAGAATATCGTATTTCATTAGATTCCTGCTATCTCCACGATAATAAATCTTGATCGATACCCGTAAGTAGTATCAAGACCTCTTCTGTTGAAAAACATTGATCTAGAACCATTTGGCTTTCCTTTCAAACTGTAAGTAACTTCACTAGTTGTGTTCGGATGATGGATGTGAAAACCAGTATATTGATTACAAAAAGTATTATTTTCATTCATACCTGTTGAAAATGAACATTCAGTACCACCAGAACCTTCAGAAGCAGTTATATCTGATCCTTCATACATGAAACTAATTCCACCATCATATGCAGCATCAGCACCAACAGCTATATTTGCAATTAGTAGCATTTTATTTGCAGCGTTTGTCGGTGTGATTGTTCTTCTATAGGTTGTAATCTCTGTGTTTGCGGTCACTGATTCTTGAGTCGCTGAAGATGTCACAACAACTTGAATTATTTTTGGTAATAAACTACCTGATGTATTTAATAACTCATTTACTTTTAATGTGCTCATGGCTTAGGATATTTATCTTTAGTAGCTTTGATTGCAGTTGCAAAAGCACCTGATGTTGTTAATGTCCCAGCAACAATATCTTTGTAAAGATTATCTAACTGATCTCCTATTGATGGATAGATAGTATCTGTTGTGCCAGCTAATCCTGTTCTTTGTTTTTGATAGAGTATCGCAGCAGCTTCATTGTTTAAAGTAGTCCTTGCTGCTGTAACTTTACTATTGTCTAAAGATATAGAATTACCATCTACATCAAATGCTCCTGTGCCATCATCAATAGTTACAGCCTCTGGATATGCCTTTCTTATTGCTTCATGGTCTAATGCCATATCTAAAAATCCTTTATTTATATAGTTATTTTAAGGGGGCTAAACATTTGAAAATAATTATGCTGAAACCTCCATTACCGTTATTTGACTTGTAGTTCTAGCTTCGTCGTTTGAATCATTATCACTCTCAGACCTATTTATACAATACAAATCATTATTAGCTAATTTTTGCAATTGTGCTTTGTATGTAACTGCATTGGTTGTTGCAGGACTATCTAAAATAAAGGACATACAGTGCAACTGAAGATCTAATGCTCCACCACCATCAGTTGTATAAAGATTTCCTGTAAAATTAGAACGTAATCTATTATTACCAGCATCTGCTAATCCTGTTGACAAAGTACCACTTGAACCACCACTTATTGATCTATGAATTAATAAAGCACCACCCATACTGTTGTGAACGTGTCCACCTACATTACAGAAAATTAAAATTTTACTACTATTAGATGTCGGTGTAATCGCTACGCTAAGACTTGGAATATCAATAGCTGATACAGAACCAGGGTTAGTAGTTGTAGAAAATGTATCAGTTTTTATCGCTTGTTTTACTTGTATAATCCCACCACCACCACCTGTCGGTACTCCTGATACTGGGATTATGCTGTTGACTTTAAGTTGACTCATAACTTTATTTTATCAGTGTTATTTTTTGACTAAACAATAGTGAGAGTCTCCCCTGCACCAACTGTGACGGTGACTCCAGAATCTATAGTTATAGGACCTGCAGACATTGCATTTTTACCATTTGTTATGGTGTAATTTGTTGTTACGTTTTGACCATTCTCGTAGAAGATTTCATCACTTCCACCACCGGTTGCTCCGGCTGAAATACCAGTAAGATTAGATCCATCAATAGCTGGTAATGTACCTGTAAGATTTCCTGCTGGTAAGCTAGTTAAACTTGCTCCNCTTCCAGAAAATGTAGTGGCAGTTAGTGTTCCATTTGATGAGTTAAAAGCTAANTTNGAACCACTCTTAGGAGCTAAATTTCCTGATGCAGCTGTTGTAAATACAGGAAAACAAGTAGTATCAGATGATTCATCCCCAACTGTTATAGTTGTTGCTATCGCTGCTGTTCCAGAAGTATTCTGATTTCCACTAGTATTTACACCTGGAAGATTTATATTTGCTGATCCATCAAAACTTACTCCACCAATATTTCGGGCAGTTGTAAGTGTTGCTGCTGATCCCGTTGTGTCCTGATTAAGAGTTGCTACCCTCGCTGCAGCTATTGTTCCTGAAGATATATTTGATCCATTTAGAGAAGTTAAAGAAGCACCTGATCCACTGAATGTTGTAGCTGTAAGTAATCCAGATGAAGAGTTAAATGTTAGATTAGATCCACTTTTAGGACCTAAATCACCTGTTGCTGCTGTAGCAAACAAAGGAAAACAAGTAGTGTCTGATGATTCATCAGCAACTGTAATTGTTGTGGCTGTTGATACTGATCCGAATGAAAGTGNCCCAGCACCATCTGTAATAAGTGCTTGTCCATTCGAGCCTTGACTTGTTGGAAAAGTAGCAACTTTAGTTCCATTAGAAGCAATAGAAACTAATCCATTACCACTTCTAAAAATTCCTGTGTCGGTGTCCGTGGTGAAACTGATACTTGGAACAGAATTTGTACCGTCTGGAAATGTTCCACCGGCATTTAAATAATCTGCACCTGCAAAGATCACACCAAAGAATGCGTGTCCATTTGTAGGAGCAGAACTGAATACTATATTTGTTCCAGATAAACTGAATCCAGCAGAGCCTGAAGGATCAGGTTCCTGAATAACACCATTTACAGATATTAATAATTGTTGTTCAAACTTCGGAAAAGGAACAGGTGCCGACCCTCCGACTTGCAAAGCAAACGAAGTAGCACTACCATTGAAACCACTAGATATATCATCTATGATCTTGTAATCTTCGTTAGCTCTTATGTCATTTCCAATATATGGCATAGATAATCAACTACGATATTCTTTTTTCTCTCCCTATTTTAAGGTCAGTAATCTTTGGAATTACTAAGTATTAGGTCCAGCAGTAGATGGTTGTGTCGGCCAAACAACATCATCAGAAGTTTTATCTTTATAAGTTTGAGGAAGATCTCTAAGTATTTGTCTGTATGCAGACCATTGAGCTTGATCTACAGTTGAATCTGAAGTAGTGGTCCAGTCAGTAGATTTTAATAAGTAATCTCTTTTCTTTCTAACATTCTCCCAACTATCATCTTCTAATTCCAATACTTTATATTCATTTATTCTTTCATCTAAAGAAGCAACTTCAGCTTTAAGAGTTTCAAACTTAGTAAGTAAGTTAGAAAGATCACTATTCTGTGTTAAAGCCATCTTATGTCTGTTCTAGATAACTTACTGAAACATCCAGGGCACTAGCTGTTCCTGCATTTACTCGTAAGACATCACTTGATTCCATAATTATTTTTGATCCGCTAATTATTTCTAATGATGATCCTGCAGGAACTGGAGCATTCTTAATTAGAAATACATCATCTCCTGTATTAGTAACTAAGAAAACATCTACTTGAGCACTTGATGCTGTCTTATTTGAAACTAAACAACTTAAAAGAACTAAAGTTGCAGAGCCTCCAGCAGTAACAACATTAGTATCAGTGCTGCTTGTTCCCGAATTACTTACTGAAGATTTAGTATCAATCTTAAAGGTGTTTGCCATATTATCCTAAAGCTAGTATGAGAGCGAGTTGATTTGAACTATCTAAG